CGGGTGTCGATCATTAAGAATCGGCTGTTTCCGCTGAAGGAGAATCTAACGGGCAAGACGGTTGCTGAGGCCATTTCGAAGTTGGAGAGTGCAGGTTTGGTAGCTCTGTATGAATTTGAGGGCAAGCCGTATCTGTACCTTCCCGGGTGGAACGACCATCAGAACGTAAGAGCCAAGAAGAGCAAGTACCCGGAACCGAAAACCGAACATAATAACACAAACGTGGGAAAAGCGCAGCATGGGAATACCTGTGAAACGCCTTTGCATTCCGATGAAAACACCTGCAAGCAAATGAATACAGATGATTGCAATGGCAATCCGATGCACAACAAGGAAAGCAAGGGAATACAGGCGAACGCAAATGTGCCCGTAATCCAATCCGAATCCGTATCCATATCCGAATCCATATCCGAATCCTTATCCGAATCCTTATCCGGTACCGTAGCTTCAGACGCGCGCGCGGGCTACGGACCGGGAGGGGAACCGGAGGGGGACCTCGGAGGAAAAGAGAGCGAATGTTTGAAAATCGTCCGAACAGACGGACGGGAGAGCTACGGGGTCCATCAGCAGATCTTTTTGAGCCCAGAGGAGTACCGGGAGCTGGTGGAGACATTTGGCCAAATCAACGTGGAATGCATGATCATCCGCATGGACAGGTGGCTTTGGGACCTGGAAAACGAGGGCGGGGACAAGCCCCTGGGGAACCACTGCCAGATGCTGAAGAAAAAACTCTGGAAGGAAAGGGTGATACCGGATGGAAACTGAGGACCGGGAGAAGCTGCGGCAGGCCCTGGCAATGTGCGCGGAAGAGAAATGCAGGGCCTGCCCACTGATCTGGGAGAAGGACTGCATGAAAAAGCTGGTATGTATGGCGGACACGGCGCTGGAAGAGGCCTACGGGGAGATCCGGCGGCTGAAAAAGATGTTCATCTGCCCGCCGAAGAGGGAGAAAGCCGATGGAGACCGCTGAAAAGCTACAAAGGCTCACGAAAGCGGAGATGATCTGGGTGATACTGGAGCTGGAACGCCGAAGTCTGGTTATGAGCGACCTGCCGTTCATTCTGCGGGACCTGGAGCTCAGAAAGCTGAACGAACGGGAGCAGGAGGCGGACAGGCTTTTGCATACCGCTGCGGAGAAACGCATGGCATACTGCGAGCTGATGAAGCCCTACGAGGGGAAGCGGCTGGTGGACATACCGCAGGAGACGATCGAAAAGGCGTCGCGGCTGCTGGAGGAGGCAGAGGAAGCGGCGCGGAAGTGGGACCGGATGATGGGAATGCCAAAAGGACGGAGGAGGAGGGATGGCCGTGGCTAGGAGAATGATTCACATGGCCCTGAATATCAGGGGAGGAATTGACAACGCGAAAAGTCTTTGCGGATGCATTAACGTTGACGGAAAAACACTGAATACCGAGCAGGAAGTAAAGCGGTTTTTGCGGGAGCAGCTGGCCATGGGGCGGAGACTGCTGCCCTGCGGCGACTGCGACAACTTCGACTTTGAAACGGGCTGCAAAGGGCATGACATGGAGGAATAACGATGGAATGCAAGGACTGTGAATGGTATAAAGCGAAAAACTGCAAGCATCAGTGTATGTTACTGCCGGACGGTATGACCTGTAGGGATTGTATTAACTTTGATTGGTGCAGCAAGGCGTATGGGGTTAAGCCGGAATACACATCCTGCGGCTTTGAGCCGATCAGATTCCGATCCAAAGTGAAGGGGCGTAGGGGAAATGGATGATTGCATAAGCCGGGAAGCGGCAATCGCTTATATCCGTGAGCGGGCAGAAGAAATGCAGAAAGCGTTTGAAGAACTGGGCGGCGAAAGCGGAATCTATGCCGATGCCTATAACGATCTGGCGGAGGACTTTTACAGAATCCCCGCCGCTGACGTGGAGCCGGTGCGGCATGGGAACTGGAATATCCGGCTTGCGGATGAACTGACCTTATGCCTGGAATGCTCTGTCTGCGGGCGCAGGGTTGACAACATAGATCTACACCACCTGCTGGAAGCCGGAGAATATGGGGAGGCGTGCCGAAAATACCCGTATTGCCATTGCGGGGCCAGAATGGTTTTGGAGCCAGTGGTCCAGTCTGCGGCGGAGGATGGGAGGCAGACATGAGCAGAAAAATTGAGCTGATGCATGAGCTGTTTGGGGCCTGCGTGGGGAAGAAATGCGGGCAGTGCGGGCATCTGGTGGAGACCTGGACGCACCAGAAGAAATACTTCAAGTGCGAGGTATACGGGGACACGGCCAGCGAAGCTACGGACTGGGCCAGGAGTTGGCCCGCCTGCATGATGATCGGGGACCCAGGGGCCTGGATGGGGCGGAATGTGATGGAGCTGGCCCGGGGGGACCGGAAGAAGGAGGAAAGCCCCATAGAGGGGCAGATGGATCTGTTTGGAGGGGGCGCGGAATGATTCACTTTCAGACAAAAATGGAGGGCTTTCACGAAGATCCGGAAGAGGAGCCGAAGAAAGCGGAGCCCTTCGGGATCCCGTTCCCGGGGAAGAATGTGAGCACCGGGCAGGCGGTTGGAATCGTAAAGTGGAGAATGGAGGACGAAACGGTGCCCATCTGGGCGAAGGTAAGGGCCATTGAAAAGGTTGCGGGGTTTCCGACGCTGAACGGGGTCACCAAGGACGAGCTGCAAGGGTGTCTGAAATGGTTGTTTCATCATTTTGATTTTGATATTTAGGAGGAAAGAAAATGGCGAAATTTGTAAAGTGCCACGCGGAGGGCGAGGAGTTTCTGGTGAATCTGGACCTGGTGGTGGCGGCGATCAGCAAAGAGGGGCACGCAAAGCTGCTGCTGTTTCAGGACGATACTGCCCAGGAAGTGGACGAGAGCTACGAGGACATGAAGAAGTCGATTGCCACGGCCCAGGGCGGACTGCCCATGGACGTGAGCCAGGTGTATTGAGATGTACGAGATCAAAAGAGGCGGCGTGACGGTGTGCCGGTCGGAGACGCTGGTGCGGTGCGGGTATACGGAGAAGCAGCTGAAGGGAATGCTGGCGGATGGGTACCGTTACTATGTGGACGGGAAGCCGGTACGGAAGGCAGGGGGCAATGGAGAAGATAAAAATTGACCCGGAATGGGATAACCTGGCAAAGGAAGCGGCTGAGGCCAGAAACGCGGGGGTTACATACGGCGTTTTCGAGGGGCGGCGGTATGCCAGGGAGCAGGAAAAGATCCTGGAAAAGGAACGCAGGTACGCCGAATACAAGGCCCGGAAGGAACGGGAACGGTGGGCAAGGCGGGCGGCGAAGAAGGCCCAGGCGGAGCGGGAGGCCCGGGAAAAGGCCGGGACGGTGTGCCTGGCGGGGGCGGAAGAGAGGGCCGGGACGGCGGACAGCAAAGAGGAACCTGCGGCACGGAAGACACCGAAAGGGGAACCGGGAGAGAATCCGCGGAAATGCCTGGGATGCGGAAAGGTCCTCACGGGGAATCAGAGGAAATACTGCTCTGTGCGGTGCGAATATCTGGTACACCAGGAGGAGCGGAAAAAGGCCCGAAAAGAAAAATACTGGGAGGATCACCCGCGGGCAGGGCGGAAATGCGCGGTATGCGGCGCGATGCTGGAGACCCGGCAGAAGTTTTACTGTTCGGAGGGCTGCGCCCGGGCGGCGCGGAACGGACGGCGGCGGAAAACGGAAGGCTGAGCGAAAGGAGATGCGGGGATGGCGGAGGCACGGAGAATTCGGGTCGTGGAGAATGAAAACCTGAAGGCGCTGATGAAGGTCCGGTATTTGCAGGCGGACATTGAATCGCTGGAGCTGCGGGAGCTGTGGGAGCGGGAGCGGATGAACCGGATGACCCAGCAGATCACGGCCTGCGTGGGCGGCAGCGGGGGCAAGGGCGGCATGGATGAAGCCTTTGCTGCCATGGCGGACATTGAACAGCGGCACCGGCTGCTGGTGAAGAGTTACACAAGGCAGATCGCCCGGGCGGAGCGGATCCTGGGAGAGATCCGGGACCCGGAGAAGCGGAGCCTGGCGCGGCTGATCTACCTGGACGGGGTGGCGGACATACGGGCCAGGGAGCGGCTGGGGCTGAGCCGGGGGGAATTTGAGCGGCTGCGGCGGGAGCTGGAGGCGGGGATATGAAAAGCGCAGACGTATGCGCTTTTGGACGGTAGATGTTCCGGGGCGGGGTGTTGAAAAAACAAGGGGGATGCGATAAAATGATAGCGTCGAAAGACGGGTATTGATGATCCTTCCGTAAGTTGAAGGGAAAGGCAGCTGGGAAAACCGGCTGCCTTTTTCATTGGGAGAAAAGCGCAGACGTATGCGCTTTTGGTTATGGAGGCAGTATGGCAGGCGTTTATATGTACATTGACGCGTCGGAGCTGGATGGGCTCATAAGCTCCATGCGGGAGAAACTGACACCGCCGGAATTCGACCGGCTGATGAAACGAACGCTGAATGAAGTGGGCAGGCGGATGAAGACGCCTATCAAAAAGGCGGTCCGGGAACAGTACAGCGCCCCTGCCGGATTTGTCAGCGAGGGGATCAAGAGCCCGAGAATTGAAAGCAGCGGTGGCGGCATGACCTGCATCATTCCGTTGATTGGTCCTAAGGGGAACATTGGCAGCACCTTTGTTGCCAGCGGCGGCTGGCATGGGTGGAATCCGCCCAAGTACCGGATTACGGTTTCCATTCTGAAGGGGCAGAGAAGCACCTTGCCGGAGACCCTGCCCCACCAGGGTGGACAGCCGCCTTTCCGGAACACAGGGAGTAAAATAGCGGGGGTGGTCATGACCCGAAAGGGGAAGGACCGGCTGCCCATTGAGCGGGTTTCGGCCCTGGCTCTGCCTCAGATGCCCATGAACCGGGCGGAACCGGAGGTGGAGCGGGCGGCACTGGATCTACTGGAAAAGCGGGTAGTGCATAACTTTTCCCATATGTTCGGAGGCGGGTAATGGAGCTGACGAAAAAGGAGCTGGCGGGGTTGGCGGGGTATACGTACCGGCGGCTGTTTGACATTGACAAGGGGCTGGCGAAGGACAAGAAGCTCTTTGTAGAGGGAGAAAACGGGAAATACGACGCGGCGGCTTTCGTGCAGCGGTGGGTGGACTACCAGGTAGGCGAGGCCACGGGGAAGAGCATGGGGCTGGAAGAGGCCAAGGCGGTCCACGAGCAGGTGAAAATTGAGAAGACCCGGCTGGAGGTGGCCCGGATGCAGGGGGAGCTGATCGATGTGAACGAGGTGCGCTCCCTCTGGGCGGGGGTCATTAAGACGGCGGTGGGAAAGCTCTTGCAGCTGCCCGGGCGGGTGACGGGGGAAATTTACGCTCTGGAGAGCCGGGAGGCCATTGCCGGGATATTGGACCGGGAGGTAAGGGCCTGTCTGGAGGAGATTGCGGACACGCCGCTGCCGGAAGAGGCAGAGGGGCCGGTGGAGGAAGAGAAAGACGAAGAGTAGGGAACGGCCTGCGTGTCGTTCTGTTCGCCAAGTGCCGGGGAGGCCAGGGGAAACGGACCGGCTGGAGGCGGTGGGGCGGCGGAACGCCACGTAGGGCGTTCCCTACGAGCTTTGGCTGGGTGCCTCCGGCGGCGGTTTCCTTGCTTCTGCAAGAAAATCGATAAGAAGCAGCCTCAAGGGGGGGCGCTGACCGCTGCTTGCTCCCGCCGCAGAGCCGATGTATTAGTGGTGCGGTTGCCACCGGCAATCGATTCATTAGATTCGCTGCGCGACGCACCGCCCCCTTGAGAATCCTTTCCGGCGCGCCATTACGGACCTGAGAAGAATGTTTTGGCGGGGTTGCTGAGGAACTTTTGCTTTTAGGAGGATGCATGGAAAAGGCGAATTTTAAGGAGCGGGCGCTGTATTTGATCAGTCCGGAGAAGGGGGCCAGGGCCTACCGGGAACGGGTGCGGAAGGAGCGGCTGGAACGGCAGAGGGATGGGCTGGAAATAATGGAAGCGGCCACGGGGTACGGGAACCACGGGGCCAGCAAGACCCTGAACTCCATGGTAGGCTGGATCGTTGGCGGCGGCGCGGCGGAGGATGACATCGACCTGCAGGGGGCGACCCTGCGGCAGCGGGCCAGAGACCTGTACGCCGGAGGCGGCCTGGCAAAATCCGGGCCGGACACGCTGACGGCGGCCACAGTGGCCTGGGGGATTATGCCGAGCCCCAAGATCGACGGAGAAAAGCTGGGGCTTTCCGACGAAAAAGCGGACCAGTGGGAGCGGCAGACCCTGCGGGAATTCCGGCTATGGGCAAGTTCCCCCCAATGCGACGCGGAGCGAAGCAAGAACTTCTACGCCCTGCAGAAGCTGGCGTTTCTCTCCATGCTCATGAGCGGGGATGTGTTCGCCCTGTTCGGCATGAAGGAGAACAAGCGGACGCCCTACCAGACCACCATACGGCTGCTGGAGGCGGACCGGATATGCACACCGGATACGGACGGAGATTCGGATGTGAAGGAGACGGAAAGCGGCGGGCGGATCGTGGACGGGGTGGAGATATCCAAAGACGGGGAAGTGATCCGGTATCACATCGCTAACCGGCACCCGCTGCGGGAGAACGACACAGAGAATGTGAGCTGGACGGCCATTGAGGCCTACGGCAAGGACACGGGATATCCCAACATCCTGCACATCACCACCTTTGAACGCCCGGAGCAGCGGCGGGGAACGCCCTTTGTGGCGGCCCAGATTGAAAAGATCAAGCAGCTGGACCGGTACATCAACTCTGAATTGGCCGCCAACGTGGTAAGCTCCATGCTGACGGCGTTTCTCGTTTCTGACGAAGACGACGGAAAGGCGGGGCTGGAGGATGCGGTCAACGAGGAAGACAAGGTAACGGACGACGACCTGCAGCTGGAACTGGCCCCCGGAGCAATTTACGACCTGCCGCCTGGGAAAAAAGTAGAAAGCGTGAATCCACTGCGGAGCAACTCCGGGTTTGAGAGCTTCGTAAACGCCATGTGGACGGAGATCGGCGCGGGGATGAAGACGCCGAAGGAGGTTCTGATCAAGAAATACGATTCCAACTACACGGCGGCAAGGGCGGCGCTGCTGGACTACTGGCGGACCGTCAGGACCTACCGGGCGGAATTTGTGGACAGCTTCTGCCAGCCGGTATATGAGGCATGGCTTTCCGAGGCGGTGGCCATCGGGCGGGTGGAGGCCCCGGGGTTCTTTGAGGACCCGGCGGTACGGCAAGCCTGGTGCGCCTGCAGCTGGAAGGGAGCCAGCATGGGCCATGTGGACCCGAAGAAGGAAGCGGAAGCGGCCTCCATGCGGATCGCCCTGAACATCTCCACCCAGGAGCAGGAGGCCAGCGAGTACAACGGCAACAGCTGGGCGGAGAATGTAAGGCAGCGGAAGAAGGAAGCGGCAGCGGCGGCAGAGCTGCGGGCGCTGGACCCCAATGCCGGGCAGATAACGGTGCGCAAGGATGGGGAAGAGGAAACGTAAAGGCTTCCCCCAGGGGAAGGCTTTTGATTTGAAAGGAGGCTATTATGCCGAAGGATAAGCGGTTTCAGTTTCGGTTTGATGTGAGCGAGAGCGCCGGAAAAGACGAAGCGGAGATCATGCTGTACAGTCAGATCGTGAGCTACAAATGGAGCAAGGACAACGACAACGAGATCACGGCGGCGGAATTTGACAAGGCGCTGAAGCAGGCGAAGGCGGCGGGCCGGGACAGGCTGCGGCTGCGGATCAACAGTCCTGGGGGCTCTGTTTCCCAGGCGGTGGCCATGAAGACCATGGTGGAAAACGGCGGGTTTTCGGAGGTCAACATTGACATTGAGGGGCTGTGCGCCAGTGCGGCGACATTCTTCCTCTGCGTGCCCGGGGCACACGTAAGGATCGCCTCCGGCAGCGAGGTCATGATCCACAATCCCAGCTGCATGGAATGGGGCACGGCGGAGGATCTGGAAAAGACCGCCCGGCGGATGCGGGCCATGGAGAAGGAACAGCATGGCTGGTACGCGGCCCGGACCGGGAAAACCGAGGAAGAGATCAAGGCCATGATGGACGCAACCACCTGGATGACCGCCAGCGAGGCAGTGAAACAGGGGTTCTGCGACGAGGTCATGGAGACGGCAGAGGCGGCGGCCTGTCTGGACGCGGACAGCTGGGCGCTGATGCGGGAATGCTACGAGAAGGTGCCGGAGGCACCCAAAAAACAGGTCAGTACCGGGAAACCGGCTGAACATACAAAAGAAGGACTGGAGGGAAAAAACATGGATTTTGAAAACATGACGGCGGAGCAGCTGAAGGAGCAGGCACCCCGGCTCTATGAGGCGGCGATGCAGGAAGGCCGGAAGGCGGGCATTGCCGACGAACGGGACCGGATGCAGGCCATTGACGAGCTGACGGACGAGGGCTATGAGGACCTGGCCCAGAAGGCGAAGAATGAGGGCTGGACGGAAAGCGCATTCCTGAAGGAGCTGCGCAAGGCAAAGGCGGACAGGAAAAAGGAATTTCTGAAGGAGCGGAAGGGCGAGACCGGGGCAGCGGAGCAGGTCCTGGGCGGCAGCCAGGGGGACCAGGACGGGAACGCCGAAGAGGAAATGAAGAAGTTCCGGAAAGAGGCCAAGGAGATGGCGGAGGAGCTGACGGGGGCCAGCTCCGGCGGGATGTTCTGAGGGGCATTCCGTTATGACGGAGGCTGATGCCGTGTCGCGGCTGGGTGCCTCCGACGGAATGTTTTGGGAAACATTCCGTTGTGACAGAAGCTTGCGCCGCATGTTGGCTGGGTCCCTCCGGGGGCGGTTTTCTTGCTTCTGCGAGAAAATCGATAAGAAGCAGCCTCAAGGGGGCGCTGACCGCTGCTTGCTCCCGCCGCAGAG